CGTCTTCCGTTACTGTCTTTTGCACCCTGTAAGTTCTCAACCTGTACACGGATTTTGTCCGCTTCATCTTGAGGAGCATAATGGTGCAATTCTGCCATAATGTCTTGGTAGACATCGATTGGCATTTTGTACAGTATCATCTCGTTACACGCAATTTGTCCTACGAATTCACCGGCTTTCACTTTGTAGTTTTCAAAGCCTGGAACTTCTTCGGGTCGCACGAGCTCATAACCCATGCGCAAACGCTTATGTATCGGATCGTAAGAGTTAGTAGATGAGAGCCAACAGACGTGAAAGCCTGGTATCTCGGGGGGCGAGGGTAACGACTCTTGTACCCACTCGTTCCGGAACATCCTACGACGCTCCTGCGTACTCGCCAGTGTATCGATTGCGGCACCACGATTGCTATCTTGCATTGCGCGAGATTCGCGGCCTCCGGCATTCAGATCCTTTTTTAATCTATCGTCTTTCATTATCTGCCTCCGTTCATTCTGTCGTATTCTGCATACTTACGAATCATACGATTCCGCTCTTCGATGTTATCCCATCGTCCTGCTTCTTTGATCGCTCTTACACGATCAGGAGAGAGCCTGAACTCGTTTCCACGAGTTGTAGCCATTGCTTCCCTACCTGTACTTGTAATCACGGATCGAGGCCTTCCATTACTTGACGACCGATTGTCGTTGGATACATTATAACGGTGGGGCAGGTATTTTGTCAATCTATTATCCAATTCATCCCAGTACTCGGGGGATTTCGGATCCCATCCTTCGGCCACCAAGGACTTGTCGACACGGGTCGCGATCTCGCTGTCCATATCGTTACCATTGGGGTCGTACCAGTCGTTCCTGGCCATCCAGTCGCTCGCGTTCCGCTTGAGGATCGGGTCGACTGATTGGGGAATATTCTGGCTTTGGGGCTCAGCTACCGCTTTGCGCTTGAGGGCTTCGAACGCTTCGACTTGACGTCTCGCCTCGTACCATGCCTCATTCGCATCCGCTAGTGCCGCACCGTCTGCCATCTCGGTGGCTTCCTTGATCTTCATCTTGGACCACTGGAGTTTTACTTGTGCATCCTCGATCGCCTTGTCCAAGCGTGCGAGGTCGGAACCCGCGGTACGCTTTTCGAGAACCGCCAGACGCTCGGCCATCTGCTCATTTTGGCGCTTTAGCGCGTTGATCAAGTGGTTCGATTCCTGGGTTTTGGCACGGGTGAGCTTTTTCTTGAGATGACGCTCTTCACGACGAGCGGCTCGAATCGCTTCGCGCTCAGGATCTATATCACCGGAGCTATTACCGCCGTCATTGTGGCCTTCGTCGTGATCGTCATCATCATCGTGTTGGTTTTGTGGACCTTCACCTTCAGGCAATTGGACTACAGCTGAGCCGTCAGCATCCTCTTGCACTTGAAGTTCGAGTTTATCAGTTGATGTCATAGGAATGCCTTCACTTTCAATGGATCACCTGTAACTTTCGCAATTACTTCGTGATCGTTAAACACACTAAATAGTGCCACTTCGCCCAACGCGGGGTCTCCGTACACTACTTCCCATCGATCGCCGCCCCACTTGGGCATACGAACGTAGTCTCCCACATCAACCCAATTGCCTTCGGGCCAGGGTTCAAGGGTATCGCGCTTTTTGAAAGCAAGCGGTCCAACGGCCACGATCTTCGCGACTTGGTTATTCCACTTTTCGGTTTCCTTAGTCTCTTCGACTAGAACGATTCCAGATTCGGTCATGGTCTTCTTAGTCGCTCTCCACTGGACTAAGATTCTACCGCCAACTGGGACTGCTCCGGGGTCAACTGCGGGAAATGCTTCTCGCAACGCGGCTTCATTCGAAGCTACCGGTTTAATGTCGCTCATCAATTGTCCTTTTCATTTAGAAGGTCATTAAGTAAATCCAGAGCTTTTGCAAGCCCTTGGTGCTGTCCTACCAATCTCTGGTAGGTCTCGAAGTTAACGACAAAGCCATTAACTATCGATTCCGTTATCGTCGCTTGTTCAGCTTTTATTGCACCGATTAAATCGCTGACGACGTTCATTTTTTCTTGGCGTGGGCTAGACCGCCCTCGCGATGGTGATGCTTAGGTGCTTTATGGTGCTTAGCGGGCACGTGACCGCCATCTTTGGCACCGTATGATGTCCCATCAATATGGGAGCCCATAGCAATACGTTTCTTTTGACGGACGAATTGTCCCATTTGTTCTGCATCAGTGGTCATAGTGGTTCTCCTAGGGTTCGTTGTGCGCTTGCTTGCGCGGCCATTGCAGTTTTCTCCTGCTCATTTTGCAGAGCGATCGCGTTGTGCGTCAGTTCTGCCGTTTTGATACGCTCTTCGGTCAAGTTATCATTCGCATTAAGCGCGATGTCGATCTGGTGTGCCAAGTTATCGTTCAGCGCCTGATTCTGTACCTTCTTGCTTTCAATCGCAATATCGGCTTGGTCACGCTGAGCACGACGCTGAGTCTCGGCCATCGATGTCTGCAGTATCACCTGATCGCTCGGATCCATCGGTGGTGTGGGTGCGTTCTGCTTGGCTAACTGCATCAACTGCTGAACGCCCGGCAAGACCCTTGCAAATGCCGCTTGCGCGTCCTGCGACACATGCTGAGAGGCCAATGCGAATAGCTTATCGATTTCGCCAGTGAGCTTGGGACTGTCGTAGTTCGCCACGGGTTTACCAAGCGCTTTTTCGACATATCCGTTGGTGGTCTGCAAATACCAGAGCATCATGTGCTGTTTTATGTGCTCAAGCTCCACAGGTAGCAAAGTACCCGCAAACATGGGATTGGATCCGAACATGGGGTGCAAGCAGAAATCCATGTGCGATTGAATGTGTGCCAAGTGATTCTGGTGTGGGTATGCAAATGCTTGCTGACCCATCGCCATTGCCGCATTCTCCTCGCCCGCATTCATCTCTTTGGGCTCCGGTGCATTGGGGATCAATTCGGAGATGTTAGGCACCTTCATCTGGCGAAGCGCGCGGGTTACGACTGCACGACGATCGAAAAGATCGGGGTACTTATCCATAAACGCCATCGTCGCCTGCGTCTGCGCCATTCTCTGCGTTTCCGAGAAGATGTGCGGGTCGCTCACTGGGAGCACATCATTGTATTTCGCGAAATCGTCGGGTTCCACACCAAGATCTTGGACCGCATCGCCCAATCGCATCTCGTGCAGATACCACCGGTTGATGCGTTGCAAGACCTTGAATACGCGTTTCTGCGATTCGTGCAGACGTGCGTGAATAGCCGAGAATACTGCGGCACCTTGCTCAATCAACGCTTGGGTGGTTCCGACTGGCGCGTTGGAGGTCACATCCGCAATTTTCTCCTCGCTTGTAGTCACGACACCTTTGGCCGCTTGATCGAGCCACCCAAGAAGCTCAAAAAGCACTGGATTCGGCGGGTTAAATGGCATCGGCATCGCCACCTTGCGAATGTCGTCGATTCCTGGAGCCGCCTCGATTTCGGTCACCTGAGTCACTTCGATTTGTGGTGACTGGCCAGAGACCTTCGCGCCTTTGAGCTTGATCATCGTCGCGGCATTGTTGATGTGCGCCGTATCTAGTAACGCACGTAGCGCTCCGGTAAGGGCGGCGGACAATCCACCAATGAGATGAGGGAGACCAATCGCATATGCGCCACGCCATGGGATAAACTTGAATTCAATAAGATGATCAAGTTTTGCCATTGCTTCATCGCCCTTCTCCCAGTTACGATAGAGGCCCACGACTTCGCTCGTGTCCTCATCGATCATCAAAATGTAGGGCGCATTATCGCCTTTGGTGAATGAGTCCTCATCAAGTGACATGAAAACATACGAGTGATACACGCGACGAGTGCCATCGATATTCTGGTTAAACTTTTTGCCCTCGATTTTCTCGTTCGCTTTTTCCGTCCGAGTGATCTCGGGTTCCATCACGGTGCGGATGATCTCCACGTCACGATACAAACCAGATGCAATGCGATCCTCGAATGTCTGCTGAGTGATGTCCTGCTGATGCGTGACGCGCTGTGCGGTGTAGAAGTTACCCGCGGCAAATGGTAGTAGCACATCATCGATTGGCACGAATTCAGCGCAAGGGCGCTTTTTGTGCTCGTCGTACCACAACTGCAAGTATTGAGACCCGCCGAGTGGGAGCTGTGTAAGCATCTGCTCCTCTTCGTCGCGGAATTCCTCGATCTGCTCGGTGAGTTGCCAGTTCATGAAATCGCGTTTGCGCTCTGCACGCATTTCGGCTTCTTCGTCTTTATCGCCGATTAGGTTTGTGCGCACAGGTCCATCAGGTGGGAACAGTTCTTTAATCGCACGCGACTCAAAATCCACGCATCCTTCGGCCATCGCGGGATGCACGACTTTACTCGCACCTTGGAAATTCGCACCACCGGGGGCGTCGTCGCCCATACCAGTGCGGCGCAAGCCCTCTTCGTATTTTTTGTCTCGATCCTCGCGAGCCTGCCGATCCTTCTCGAACAATTCGAGGTACTTCATGCCGAGCTTGCTCAACTCCCAAGGGTCGAGTTCCTCGGCCATGTTGGAGTAGAAATCTGGGTCCTTATCCGGACCTTCAGTATCGGGAAGTCTTACGATCGCCGATCCATCGGGTTGCTCTTCCACATCGGTGAAATCGTCATCCAAGTCGATGCTGTAGCCCTCTTCATCTTCGGGTCCTGGCGTGTAACCCGTCTGGGGTTGTGGCATTACGGTTGTAGTCATTGTGTTTAATCCTCAAATCCGTAATCAGAAAAATCTCGTGCGGCTTCTTTAAGCTCATCGTACTTTGTGGGATCAGCTGTGCGAATGTCGCGCATAGGCCCACGCATAGACATCGGATTTTTGAGATCAGTGTTTAAAAAATTGCCCATTACCTGCGCCGGTCCCATAGGCTCGTCAATCACTACTGAGTAAGGATCACGGATCGAAGGCTCCATGTAGTAGATGTCATTCTCATCGATGTGCGGCATGTAATGACGAATGTAATCAAGTGTTGCATCCTCATTCAAACCCATCTTAATCGCATGAGCGATTAATCCTTGAATCGACACAGGTGGTAAAGAGGACACTGCATTCATGGCCTCCGGTGCTACGTGTTGCATGATATTGGGTGCGAGCCCTTGCGCCATTTCACCCGTGATTCCCGGTAGTGCACCTTGAATCGCCTGGCTTGCGGCAGATCGCAGGATCGAACGACGCGAGGTTGGTGTTTCAGCTAGTGATTCAATCGTCGATTTTTGGCCACCGGGCACGATCTCAGTTGTCTTTTGCACGACTTTGGGCGCCTTGTCTATATCGCCATGCAGAGTCATCGGAAAATCCTTGGGCGGTGTGATTGGTCCCATGCCGAGAATCGAGCGTCGTCCGAGGTCCGGCTTGTCCGTTACCTTCACGCCCTTTTTCATTAACTCTTCGGCCATCTCTTGGATCGATTTGCGAAGTCCACCACCCGCATAGCCGTTGACCGATTCAATCGCGGCCTTTTGCATCTCGGGCGTGGGGAATCGCATTTTAAAATCTTGATAGTCCAGTATCGCTTTGCCTTGCTGTTCGTACGGGTTTGGTGCACGATAATTGCGTTGCGGAATCGCGGTGCCCATATTTTGGTAAAAATTCGCAGGACCATGCATTGCACGGAGCTTGGCGTCTTCGTCGGGGTTAAGATCTTTCGAGTACGCGGCAAAGGACGCAGGGATCGAGCCCTTGAACGAAGTCAGCAATGTGGCTATGTCCATTGGACCGAAGAAATCTTCATTGTGCACAGCACCTCCTTCGGCATACGCCTTAGAACCGGGAAATAACACGAGTGCATCACCACGCTCAGCACCAGAATTTGCACCTTGGCCCATGCTCACATCACCGGCCACCGCGCTATCGTACCCACGACTTTGCAACTCACGAATCATCTCATTAATTAGGGCGGGATCATGCAAATTATTATCGAAAGCACTGGCCGGAGTGTAACCGTATTTTTCGTTTTCGGGTACATAACGGCGAGCAACGGCGTTCACCAAACGTTCGGGTGCCGGCGTTTGCACATTTGGGTGCAATTCCTGTAGCGTACTTCCCGGATTGCGTGATTCATCAACGTACGACGCCGCAAGCCGCTTGTTGGGCGACAGATAAAGCGGTTGCATTACATCATCGCCTTTGCGATAAGTACCGCCATGAAAAAGTGTCTCTTTGAGAATCTTGCGTGCGCGACCTAATGGACCCGCTTCAGATTCCGTTGGGGTCAAAGCCATAACACCGGCCGCGGCGGCGCGACCAAGTTTACCATAGGGTGTGAGCATCATGGCTACATCCAGTGGGTCATGCGGAATAAACAGCGTGTCAATGATCTCATCGCCAATGTCGGACTTGCCACGCCGCACGGGCTTCATCTGAGGGAACACGCCAAAAGCCGCTTGGTCATCATTGGGCATAAGGGTTCTCCCTGCGCGTCCTGTACTCGTCGTCCACGTAATCGTTGTCGGGAGCCACTGGATCAATGTTGAGAAACGACATATCGCGTAGCAAGCGCAATGCTTGTGTGCAAGTGTCGGTGAGATCGTCGCGTTGTGCCTCGGGGAATGAGCAGATCTGGCTCACGAACGGTTCTGCCCAATCGCGTGGTTGGCCACGATGCACGAGTGATTCGGGCACGTAGACGCGGCCGTGTGCGATGATGTTGGCCACCAGATGCAAGCGTTGCACCTTGTCGGCACGCCCAGGGTTGTACGCGCGAACGGGAATGTCGGCACGTTGCAAGTCCTGGATGATCGAAATACCTGATGCTTTGTCCTCGACTAGCACGAGGTCCACCTTCTTACCGGGCTCGCCGTAGATAGAGCCGTACTCTTCAACGATTTTTGGGCGCAAGTCTGGGTATGTGAGGAAGTTTTCCCAACAATCAATGAGCATCGCACAAAGCGGGCGGTCATCGTTTGGTCTGAAGATGCCCCACACGGTGCAAGCGGTTGGATCGTTTTGAGTCTTTTCAGTGTACGCACAGTCGTAGCTTTGCAAAATGTAGATAAACTCGGGTAGAGCGCGATCGGCGTCCCACAGCTTGAACCATTCGCGTTTGACGATACCGTAGTCTTCCGGATCGATGACCTCGGCGTACAGCTCCTGCCGCCCAATGCGCGTGCCCTCGTACTGCGCAATGATCTCGTCGCGGAACGTGGGTGCAAGGTTATTAAAATTTTCGTGTGTGGTGCCAGAGGTGACGAACACGCGCTCGTCCTCCATCAAGCGGCGCACAATAGGGATGGGCTTGGGTGTTGTGGTCACCACGCCGCGGGGGCGCTGACCAAGACGCAGGCCGAACATGAGGTTGGACCACATATCCTCGGCATTGCGGAATTTAGCGAGTTCGTCCACCCAAAACAGATCGTGCTGTGGACCACGCAAGGTCTCGGGGTCGTTGTCCGAGTAGATCGTGGCTATTGCGCCATTTGACCACTCAATGCGGCGCTTGGATGGCACGAATGTGGGTTTGCATTTGGGATGCGAAATGGCCAGGATGCCCGATTCGCCCTCGATCATCACGTCGCGCGCATCGCCCGCATCTTCAGCGATCAGTGCAATGCGAGACGCCAAGCCATTTTCAACGTAGAAGCGCACGAATTCGGCGCCGCAACGGGTTTTGCCCCACCCGCGTCCTGCGAGGATGAGCCACGTGGTCCAACTGTCGTCGTGCAGTGGGATCATCTGGTTGGCGCGAGCCCACGTCGACCAATCGTAGTACAATTCGAGCGACTCGCGGTCCGACAACTCGCTTACGAACTCGTTCCAGTTAAATGGATCGAGAACAAGCGACTTACTCGGCTTTTGCTTTTGCCGCGAGACGACTGGCGAGTTTATCACGTAGACCCTCGATATTGATGTTTGAATCCAATGAGCCCGACACATTCATGTTCACGTCTTTTGAGCGGAACTTTGAATCGTACCCCATGAGGGTGAATTGCAGGAGTCCATCACTGTACTTACGAATCTTTTCGCCAGTGTTGACGCCTTGGTAAAAAATCGGTTCTTCGTAGCCGATCGTTGAACGACGATAAGCCTCGGCACGCATCGTATCGACCATTTCTTCCTGGATCATGGTCATGAGCGAATCGAACAAGGGATGGAGCGAACGCCACTCGGTCATCGTCGCACGAGCCACACCGGCACTGGTGTA